GCCAAGGAAGCGGCTACAGCTCTGCGTCTGGGTGAAATGGTAGTGACTAGTGTGGCAACCCCAGCCGAGTCAAGAGCAGCAGACACTGAATCAGTCCAAGACGTGGGGATACGCTCAGTAATATAGTTGGTCAAACCAGAGGCAAAGTGTTGAGCAACAGCAGGTGCCTGAGCGTTTTTCCACTCCGTGAACTGCTGGAAACTAGTATCATACTGATTTCCAATTCCAGCGTGATTCTGGATGTATTGATCAATACTGCGGAACATGGTGTCGATCAATTCGAAGGGACTGATGTTCTCGGCTACGCGGACACCAAGACGGTGTGTGACTTCGAGATCAGGAAAGTCGGCCAATGTGGGATTGGCCTTAGGCTTCGCGAAAGGCCTAGGACGTACAATGAGATCAGGACGCCTGAGAACGGCCATCGTGTCCACCAAGCCTATCTTGGCCTGCTCATGTATGTCTTGATTCGTCGTAGCAAGCACGACATAAGGCCTGGCAAGCTGACGCTTGTTAGCCATTTCAGCTTGATCTGAGAAGTACTCATCAGATGAGGCAATACGACAGAAGAGCTGAGATTCCTGAAGATTGTCATCAGCATTTTGGGCCTGACAGAGATCATCAAAAATGAAAACTTTTTGATCAGAAAGGCCATCACATCGAGCATTAGCATTCTTGCTGTAAGTGTACGAGTCATGTTTGACATCGGCCAACTGCGATCCGGGGTGCATGCGAACAAGAGCGAAGTTTCTGAGCAGCTTAAGGAGTTCAGATTTGCCAGTACCAGCAGGTCCCTTAATCAAGACCGTGAACGGGCGCGGGCGATCACCACCGGATTCAAAGTGCGTCTTCCATATGGCATACTTGGAAGTGTACTCAGCGAGAATGCCCAAAAAGGCAGCCGGCACAGCCCTGCGAAGTTCTGGCGTGCCAACAGCCATCTTCTCCCTTAAGACTTTGCCCTCCGACTGTAGACGCTTAAGGCGATCTATAACAGCAGGAGGGTAGGACTTGGGGGGATCTCTAAGAACGGATGTGGCCTCAGTACAGTAGCGTTCAAATTCAGCCTTGTGGTCATTAGCATCCATGACCCAGTTGTAGAATTCAACGGCGAGAGACGTCGCAGCACCTATGGAACGCATGGCGCTAGCCCTAGCGTTGAACATCAAGAGCTTGTCTCTGGTGTCACGATCACTCCCGACGCCAAGGATGGCGGCAGCAGTTGAAGTCAAATCCTCAATACCGACCTGCGCCTGTAAAGAATTGGAGTGCAACTTGGACATGGAGGAAACATCAATGCCAGATACGCGAAAAAAACGTATGGCCAGGTGCAAGACGTAGGTAACCCGAGTCGCTCCAGTGGCAAAGACGTCCACGCCATGTATAACGAGCGTGACCAAGTCAGCTATGTCTAGGATCCCCATGGTCTGAGCTCGGGCGAGCTCCCGAAGAAGAACGCCAGCTGAACCGGCAAAGGGTAGAACTGACCCCAGCACGGTTCTGACAACAACGTTCTGGTACAGCGCGGAAGTGAACTTGACCAGACTAGTGACCAAGATTGTGTAGCCACCAACGGCCAGGGCAGGACCAAAATAGAACATGGTCCAAACATAGCCTAGCCCAACAAAGGAGCCACCAAGAAATGAGGAGTAGAGAACCAAGCGAACGAACAACGCAAAAAAGGGGGACGTGTCAAGAGCAGATCCGACCCTCTTGCGCCACGAGGTGAACTTGGATTCGACTGGATCAGTGCTCAGAGGGGGCTGGAAAACTGCAGCCTTAGAAGGCTGGAAGATGCCAGCCACCTTAGACTTGACCACAGAAGCGGTCTCAGTCACACGCGCGGTAACACGACGCAAGACGCCGATTTCGGCTTGACTCTCCACAACGGGGAGGGAGCTTCCAGCGACAATCACGTCGAAAAGTACCTGAAGGCGACCATCACGGAAGCCGATGTGAGCAAGACGGATGATCGTACCGTCAGGGAAAGGTTGAACAACAGGATTACGGAGGCGGTCTCCAATGACTGGAGCAAGAACGCCCATCTCATGCTGTGTAAGAATTGCATCCAAGTCCGGCCTCGCTTCTGGCAAAGGACCAGTCTCAGAAACAACTCCAGATCGTCTGAATAAGAGGACCGGACGACAAAAGGCAAGAGTGCGACCCAACATCCAGGCAAGACGACCATTGACAAGATTAGAATGTAAGGGAAATCTCCAGTCATCGGTAGGACGGATTGTGACCACGTGATCACCATGAAGAAAAGAAGGAAACTCATTGCCTTCATGATCAGAAAGTTCCAAAAG